CTGTTCACCCTGTGGTCCTTGCGGTCCCTGTGGTCCTTGCGGTCCTTGCGGTCCTTGCGGTCCAGTTGCTCCAATTTCACCAACACCAGTAGCACCGGTTAGACCTTGTGGTCCTTGGATACCAGTGGCACCAATTCCTCCAGCACCAGTGGCACCAATTGGTCCTTGCGGTCCTTGCGGTCCAGTTGCTCCAATTCCACCAGCACCAGTGGCCCCAGTTAAACCCGTAGCACCAGTAGCTCCAGTTTCTCCCTTATCACCAGTTACAACAAATGAAACAATTACTTCTTCATCCATAGTAAACGGTGAAGATGCTGTAGATGCAATTGGAACTACGTCTATTTCCCACCATCCGGTATTATCAGTAAGATCACTTATTTGAAATAATATAAATTCTGTTGCATCAGCAGAAGAGCTAATTCTAACATGCCCTTTTGGTATTGATGTTGATGCATCTATTGTTTGTAAGAATGTTGAAATATCTCCACCACCAGTATATGCCGTATCGTTGATAGACATTATAGTAGAGGTATTTTGTGTTGCATTATTTAATGACACATACCCAAACCCAGGATCTGCTACAGATGTAACAGTATTAAAGTCATATGTAAATGAAGCTCCGCCAAAAGTACCATCTGCACCAGTAGCACCAGTAAGACCAGTAGCACCTGGAGGCCCATCAACACCTGGAGGCCCTTGCGGACCATTACCACCTATTTCTCCCTGTGGTCCCTGTGGTCCCTGTGGTCCCTCAACACCAGTAGCTCCAGTTTCACCTATGCCAGTAGCACCAATAGGTCCTTGGGGTCCTTGAACACCAGTGGCTCCAGTTGGACCTTGGACACCAGTAGCCCCAAACCCGGTAGCTCCAACTGGCCCAGTAGCACCAGCTGGTCCTTGTGGCCCAGTGGCACCAGTATCTCCAGTTAACCCAGCTGCAGCAGGTGATATGTTTATCCAATTACTTCCATTCCATTGTAAGATATCGGAATTTGATGGTGAAGGTGCATTAACATTAGAAAGCATACTTATAGTAGGAGATCCACTGTTAAGGTTAGCTAAATCTACTTCACTTTCATCAAAATTATAAACTACATTATTATTAACCCCATCTAAATTAGCGGTTAGCGGAGTTCCTGTTGTATTAGTAGCAGTTAATCCTCTAAAAGTTAGTGTAGTGCCGGACATACCAGCAAAAAGATTATTACCACCAACCCCAATATTAGTACCTTGGTTAACTTCACCGCTTGCACCTGTGTTTATAAGCTTTATAGAGTTTGTCGTGGTATCATATTGTAAACTCATACCAGGACCTGCAATTAATCTAAATGTGTCATTAGGTGTTGTTGAAAAAAGAGTCCCATCATCGGTTGTTTGAAAAGACCCTGTTGCTCCAGTATAGTTAAGTACAACTTTACCAAACCCTGGGCTAGCTCCTACTGTAATATCTCCGGATCCAATACCTCCAATGATATCCCATTCATTTTGATCAAATACACCTCTCGTGGTTCTCTTATTAGCTCTCCACCAAACTAAAGCTTCTGATGATACACTTGTACCGCCAGTAGGTTCAATGACCTCTACTGGGTGATATACAATATGACCTTCTTCATAAGTTCTATCGTCAACCCACGGGTTTGCTACTGCTTTAAAATTATCATCCACTTCTCCGTTAAAAAGTTCTCTTTTAACTTCTGTTCTATAGATGATATATTCTTTTAAATTGAATGCCATTTACTTTAGTCTTTTTTTATTTATTCTGGCGGTTCATTAATAATGTTAGCATCATCATAAGGAAATTCTGCTACATTATTATTAGAAGTTAACGCTAATCTTAGTTGGTTGAGATACCATGTACCTTCCGACCAACCAGGCTCGGCATAACACGGTGAATAAATCCCAGTTTTATATATCCTATAAATTTCATTATAGTACTTCCTATAGTCCTGTACTGCTTTATCAATGAAAGCTTTTTGTCTCTTAGTTAAAACTGCTCTTTGTGTATTTCTCTGTAAATCAAAGTCTGAACCTGTAGTAAGTCTAAAGTCACCTGTTAAATCAGAGGCTCTGTATTCTGTAATAAAGTCATACAAATCACTAGCGGCTAAAAATAACTCAATTGAAACTATGTCACCAACAAAACAGTTATCAAAAGGAATGTAATGCTCCTGGTAAAAAGCATTCAATTCCTCTACACTGTTAAAGTCAGTGAATTCTGTTTTTTGACTAGCCTCATCATAAAAGCCTAGTCTAGTCTTTGACATATTGATCCTATTCTTCTTTAAGTAAACAAAAAAGTCTAGGGTTAATTTAAAAGTTAATGCTTCAACGACCAAGAGGACATACTATTTTTTGTATATATTCAGCCCTTTATAGAATGGTAGTCGTTTATAAGTTTAGAAATATTTCCGTGTGTGATGTTGCATCTATCAAAGATTACTAAATGATCCATGTCTCGGTAATCATCAATCCAATATACATGTTTAAATCCAGCATTTACTAGGATCTTTGTACACATCTTACATGGGGAGAGGGTAAGCAGAATGATATAGTTTTCAGGATCATATTCCTTAAACTTAGCAATCATATTTACCTCAGCATGGATAAACCCACTTTCACCAGGTGTGAGAGACTCTTCTTCTGTTCCTGTTACATCATTAATGCCAGCTCCGCTATAAGATCCATTATAACCAAAGCTAGCAATTTTACTAAAGTCTTTTCTTAATGCCATACACCCAACCTTTGTTGTGGATGAATTAGATAAATTCCTAATACTCTTAAGAATATCAGTAAATGCTTCTATCTTTATTTGAAGTCGTCGAATTTTGGTATCCATTTCTGCTTAATTAGAGTGGCGTCCATTTTAATGTCTTTATTCTCTCTTGCCAACCTTTTTGCAATATTGACATTTTCCTTATCATCATCAAAGAAGGTAAAGTTTCTAAAGCCCATTTGGACAAATTTCATAAAGGCTTCTTTTTTCTTTTGGGCAGTAGATCCAGTAAAACCTAGATTAGGATCATTAATAGCAAATATGTAATCTGGGTTAATGTTAATTCCATGATGAGATAAGAAATCATAGATGAGGTCAGCACTATCCCTTGCTGTGATAATACCTACTGGCTTACCTTTTGCTATTGTTCTTTTTAAAATATTGAACACCCATTCAATAATCATACCACCTTTAAGTATATTAGGATTTTGAAAATCAGAAAAATCCATCTTATCATTAGGCCTCTGCTGAAATGTATTGAATTCTTGTGGTGTAAGCTCTGTAGAAAAACCGGTTTTAGGATTATGAACTTTAATCTTGCTCTTAGTTACAACAAGAGTATCATCAACATCAAATATAGTGATGTCTTTATTGTTCATATATCCTTCATATAGTTTCATACAATATATTTATTAGTGCGTAAGTGTTCTCCCACCAGAGGTGAGATATGGTATAGACCGGTTAACAGTCTCTACCATTCTCGTATATGTGTTTCACTACCGGGAAGCGGAGCGAATAACCACCCATCTGATTTTGCGATTCCTCAAAGTATTGAACAGTTACAGTCTTACCGATGAGTTCATCATGGCGAGTAAGATAGTATTCTCGTTGTTCTTTAGAGAACCCAGATCCTACTGATACCCGGTACCCTTTATGTTCAATAATGATATTACTTAGACCTTCCTTTTCAATCTGTTGACCGTTTTCAGTCCATCTCATGGTGCCGTTAGCACATTCCAATACCGTGTATTCAGCATCATGGAATTTCTTAACCTTCAGTAGGTTGTGGCTTCTCTTACCTTCATAACCGATATCCTTACGAACCATGATACCTTCAAACCCAGCCTCTTCGGCTTCTTTGACCATTTCGGTAAACTGTTCTTCGGTAGTCAATTGAACCTGTGGTAAGAATTCCAACATATCAGAGTTAATATTTTCTGGTAGGCGGTCATATCCGTTGCGGAGTCTTTCAGTAAGAGGTGTGGTACCAACCTTATCATCAAATTCATCTAAGGTTAAGTAATCAAATACAAAGAACTTAGGATTTTCAATTTGATGATTCTTCTTTCGGATCTGTTTCATAATTCCTTGGAAGTCTTCATTACCATCTTTATCCACCATACAGATTTCTCCATCTAGGATAAAGTCTCCACCTATCTTAGAAATTTCATCGGCAAGTTTACCTAGAGTTTCAAATTCTTTTCCGTTCCTTGAGAAGAATGTAACTGTGTTCATTTCCTTACGGCAGATACAACGGACACCATCCAATTTTCTAGAACCGTACCATTCTCCACTTTGAAAATCCACTCTGTTTGGGTTGTAGGCATTTGCCAAAGCCACCTTAAAGGTAGGAATAAGTTCTGGGTGGATTGCCTTATTGATAGAGGTAGTGCCACAGCCCATATTCAGATCCCGGTTAAGAATTGAATAAATAACGGTCTCCCATTCTGGCCATTCTTGAATGAAGCGGTTTACATTAGCAATTGCAGAGTGACCAGTACAGACCCGGTTTCTAAGATCGTCTAATAATGTGAAGATACTACCGTAAGTAAAGCGATGTCCTAGAAGATCCGAATTCTTTCTACAGTTCTTTGGGGTAACATTGTACTTATAGTAAGGATTGTAGGTATAGAAGAAAACCTTTTGAAGAAATTCTCTATCCTCATTCTCCTCAGAATTGTCAGCATATTTTTTGAGGGTTGCAATTTTATGATTCCCTGAAGAAGATGATTGCATTTCTTCTAGGAAGGATTGCAGATAATTGAGATTTGTGTATTCAGTCATATTCCGTTTAAATTTGTATATTATAAATATAATACAAATAATTGGGAATTGAAAATTTTTCTAGGACTTTTTTCAAAAAGTTATTAACAATTTTCAACTAAGTCTTTTATTCCATCCTTATACAAAACATCAAGTAAATGCAAATCTTTTTTAGCTTGGTTAAAGTTATGTATGATCGCAGGCATACAGGAATCGTAATATTCTTTTGTCAATTTATTACTTGTTAAAATATCATAAATCTCATTAACGTTCTGAAAAAATATCATACCAGAAGTATCGTAATGTTCCCACTGTGGGTGGTGTTCCGTTGACCATATAATAGGAATGGTACCAGTTAAAAAACTATCATTGCATTTTTCTGTTATAATAAATGAATCTTCGTTGTCTATTACCACTTCATACATATAATCTTTTAAGCCATCGATCTTTTCTTTAGGATTATTAAATTCTATTAAGTTAGATCTATCGGCACTAACTAGGTTTCTTATTTCTTGTCTAAGAGTATGTCCAGTTAGACCAAAGTTCTTATGAGACCAAATAGCAGTAACTAACTTAGTTTTATTGTAAATTTTTTGATCATTTTCACTAATCCATGTTTCACCGCTTAGTTTATAGTATTTATGTTTTTTGTAACTATCACTCCACCTAAACATTGCAGGATAATGACTAAAGATAAGATCAAATATATCACCGTTATAATGTACCCATCTATAAAAATCTATCATTAACGGCTGCGGTTCAAGCATAACTAAAACATTATGTTTATGCCCTAATGATTTAACATACTCTCCTAGTTTTTGTGGGGTATTAATTGGGTGAGAAGGTATTCCATAATCAATAAAGATACCTAAGTCTACTTTTTCATTAGTAAAATCAATATACTTGCTTTCATGCTTATATGACCATGCTCTTTCTATTACTGATGGCCAATATAAATTTGCTTTAATCTTTTTATCCATTTTTCAGTTGATCTTGTATATCTTTTATCTTAGCACATCTTTCATAGTCTTCCTTTTCTTCAAAGTGTTTTAAGATTCTATCTAAACTATGGATCTTATGCTTAGCAGTTTTTTCATCGTAGTGCAATACTTGGTCAGGAAACATAGTGATTACATTGTAACATAAGATCATATAATGGTCCCAGTCTCCATGTTCAAGTTGAGCCAATAGGGCTTTTAGAAATTCATCATCATTAAATGCCATCTTGTATATCTTTCATTCTTTTAACTAACTCCTCTTGTTCTTCTGTTAAGCTTTGTGGTATATCAACTAAAACATTAACAAAGAAGTCACCGTATACGTTAGGATTATGATAACTAGGAAAACCTTTACCTTTAATTCTTAGCATTGTTCCATTCCTTACACACTTAGGTATAGTATAGCTTATGGTTTTGTCAAATACTTTAATCTCGTCTTTCGTTCCTAGTAAAGCATCATAAAGATTTACGTGCTTTATTGTATGTAAGCCTTTTTGGTCCAGGTAAAAATTTGGATCATCTTGGATAAGAACAGTTAAGATAAGATCCCCGTTCTGCTCTTCTGTCATTCCTCTTTGGCCTAATCCTTTAAGCCTCATCTTTTGACCTGGCTTAACACCACGACTAATATTAACACTTACTGTTTTTGTACCTAGTCTTATTTCTCTCCTAGTACCTAAATAAGCTTCTTCTAATGTAATATAGACTTGAGCATTTACATTACCCCCTTTACCATTAAAGCCATACCTCTGATTGAACATATCAGAAAACCCACCACCGTTTGCATTCCTAACAAACTCATCAAAGAATGCATCGTCAAAACTGCTAAAAGGGTTTGAATTAAATCTTGCTTTTTTCTTAGGGTCAGTTAATACATCATAAGCCTCAGCTATATCTTTAAACTTAGACTCGTCACCACCTCTATCAGGGTGATGCTCTTTTGCTAATTGCCTATATGCTTTTTTAATATCTGCATCAGATGCATCTCTGCTAATTCCTAGTATTTGATAAGGATCTTTCATTTCCAAAATATCTGTACACAGACCAAAGCCATCGCTAAAAGTAGAGACACTATTGTTTTTAAGTTAATACCTTCACCTAGAAAAATGTAAGTGCATAAAGCAAAGACAACTATTCCACTTGAAAACCCAATAAACCTACCAGGCCAAAGCACCCCACCGAAATGGGTAACCACAGCTGCTGTTGCTTTAATAAAAATGTAACTAGCCAAAGTCCCAAATATGATTGAGATAGTCCATGGGTTTTCTTTAAACCAAGGCCACACAAATTGACCGTTAGATTGGAACCATATTAGACATTGTCCAATAAAGAAAAGAATAAATGCAAGTATTAAATTATTCATTAGTGTAATATTTGTAGCCGTCACGTTCTGCATGACTTAACCACATATCTAAGTCTTTGGCAGTTATCCAACTTGAGTTACTAAAATCATTATCTCCTTTTTTCTCTGACCTATAGATGTTCATAAACCATCTTTCATCAGGATCCTTTTTATCTATCTCCCACCAATACCACACTCTTTGCCAAGATCTAGGTTTCTTTAGGTAGCATTTTTTACCTTCATCTAAAGCTTTAAGAAATTCCTCCTTACTTATCGGACTGTCTTTCTTCATTGAGCTTTTTCATTTGTAATGTTTTAAGCTTTTCATCAAGCTTAAACTTCTTTTCTTCTAATAGGTTAGCCTTTTCCATCTGAGAACTAATCTTTTCCAAAACAGACACGAGTTTAGGAATATCCGATTCGTAGTATTTTCGGCCCATTGAGGTTCTAAAAAAATCTGACATAATAAGTTGTTTATTTTTATATGTTATTTCATGACTTAGTTTCATGAATATATAATCAAAATAACTATCATATGAAAAAAGTACCATTATTTGAAGATTTTGTACCGGTAGGATTTGGTGGAGATAATGCTGCATCGTTTTCTTTAGGCGGTGTAAACAATGTAGAGACCGGATATAACATGGATGCCATCGTAGGTCCTGTGGATCAATGCTGTAACCATGTAGCTGAACAGGCAAATATGTATGAGACAAATGATAACCCAGATCATACAGCAGAATCTTACATTAAAGAAGCCAAGAAACACATTAACGATAAGATTGATGAAGCATGTGAAAACTATAGTGCAACTAATGAAGGTACTATTAATGAAGGTACTGATATTGGTTCTTGGAATCAAGGTGGAGTTAGAGGTAACGAAAATGTTTTAGTAACTACTTTTGCTGGCCCTAAAGATATTGAAGATTTTGGCTTAGGTAGAAAATGTATGCAAATAAATGTAGGGAGAAGCTATGTACAATTAAACCCAGCAGATATTGTAGAACTAAAAGAACTTCTTAAAAACTATAAAGTGTAATTATGAGCATACCTAAATTTAATGAATATGTAAACGAAGCAATGGTTCAGGTTGCTGGTGATAAGAAACCTGCAGGTGCAAAGATTTTAGCAAGTGAAATTGTTGATAAATTAGAAAGCGCAAAAATGCTTAAACCTGGTGCTAATATCAACGCTGTTAAAAACGCAGTACAAATGATCATCATGGATACAACATTTTAAGAGATGGCATTTAGAAGAATATCATATACAAACGGAGACCCATTAATCAACGAAAACTGGGCATACTACTTTTCTGAATCTTCTGAGGGTGCGGAGTATGAAATTTTATATGAAGATACCGCCAACACCTTAATTAATACAAACTCGGATTTAGTTCTAAATAAGTATCAAGATTTCTATAACTCACTATCACCCGGTTTAAGTGTTTTGTTAATTGGTTACGGTATTGGTAACCCGGTAGATACAATTGCAGCTAATGGTTGTACTCTAACAATCATGGAGAAATATCAAGCGGTGATAGATCTTGCAACACAGGATCTGAGACCTTATACGGTTCAAGTTACAGATCCCTATACTTTCAATTATGCAGGTGAACCTAGTGCATATGATATTATTCTTTGGGATTTTCTTGATTACCAAAACACAAGTACTCTATTACCGGTTACGGAAATGGAATATGCGTTAAGAGATAATGGTAAAATAGTAGCATGGTCAGCCGGTGGAACTAATGAAGTTAGAAGTATACAAGCAATACAAGCCACTGAAATTGCTAATGATCTAAACGGTCAAAACTATTTTAGATCATTTTCAAAAAATGCACTTGACATCTATACAAGAATCAAAACAAAACTAAAACAAAAAGGATGAGCATACCTAAATTTAATGAATACTTAACCGAAGCAGAAGACTATGAATTTAATCCTTCTGAGGCAGCCTCTAGGCTTAAGAAAAGAGAAAAGGAAAACATTCAAAGATATCGTGCAGCTCAAGATCGTGGGGATAACTTTGCAATTGAGTTGTATAGCCTCAAGGTTAAGCTAGATAAAATGGACCTTGAAAGACTTAAGGTTCAAACTGCAATACATGATCTTAAAAACAAATACGGCAAATAATGGATAATCAAGAAAGAGACGATTTAAGTAAAATCCGCCACTATAAAGGAACAGTAAAAGACTTTAAGAATTACTGGGATGAAATGGCAGGTACAGAAACCAATGCATTTGGTACCCCTGAATACCAAGGCTTTAATGATGTACATCCAACTCGCGGTGCTAATGATAGTGAACACTGGAAAACTTCAAACGTAACAGAAGACACTGATATAGGTCATGTTGATAATGAACCCGGTATGTTAGCCAATGACCTTAGTGTAATTGAAAGATACGCCAAAGAACTAGGTGAAATGATGAATCAATTAGAAATGCAAGGTGAAGTAGATTTACCTCATTGGTGGCAATCAAAAGTTATCCTAGCCAAAGAATACTTAGTCAAGGCTAAACATTACTTAAGAGCTGAATTAGAGAAATAAAAAAAGGAACCGTAAGGTTCCTTTTTAGTTTAATTAAAGAGAGCCTTAAGGTTCTCTTTTTCAATTGTGGACTTCAGCACACTTACATAGTTAGGGGCTTCTGCATAACTCGCTCCTAGATATTCAAAATACTCTTCCTCAGAATTAATCTTACTTAAATACCTACATTGGTAAAATGCATAGTCATACACGGATTCCCTCCAATGATTATAGTATGCATGATTTCTGGAGGTGCCTTCAGCAGTAGTGATCCTACGTCTTGCTTGTTTCATACCAAAGAGATTATGGTTCTCTAAAAAGATATGACTTTTCCAGCGACCGGTTTCAACAATTGACTGTGCCATAACTATGTGTGGGTATTGTACATTAAGATCTTTTAACATCTGTGTAAAAGATTTAACGCTAAAGCTATCCACTTCCGCAATAATAATTTCAACCTCACCCTCTCGCAATTGTTCAACTACAACTTCTTTTGCTCTTGCTTTGCCAATGAGATACCCGGTGAATCCCATCAAAATTAAAACACTTATTAGGTAAAGTGTCCATGTCTTTAAACAAACCTCATCAAATAGAAGCTTGTCTTTATTGTATTTAAATAACATAACTTATTCTTTTTCTTCAGTAAATACCCAGATTAATAAATATGCCCAAAACGATCCTGCAACAAATAGGAATAAAATCCTCCATAGAATAGATGGGATTCCACTCCATTCACCTAACCCTGTGCATACACCACCAATGTACCCTTTTCCTCTATACAGTTTCTTGTTTATCATTTGTAAGTTCTTTAAAAAACTTTGTTATTTTGTTGTCATTATAAAAGCAATCGGCATCTGTTGCCAAAATGCTATCATGTACGGTTGGGCTAATATCATATAAGGCATTCATATATGATTGACCTTCTCTTAACCCATGACCTACGTATCGGTTTTTATAAACCTCAAGTAGTCTCAACTGTTGTTTGGTAAGCTTTGCCATAATTAAAAATCACCAGGTGCAACTTGAAAACAAGATAGACCGTTATCTCTCCACATATCCACTACTTTTTGCCTATCATCAAACACACAAAAAATCCTGTCTTTTTTATCTCCAGGAAACAGATCATCCAACCACATCTTCTTTAGCTTGTCATCGGCCATAAATTTGAAGTTACCACCAGTAGGTCTCATCTTAAGAACACTAAATGGTACTTTAAATTGATTAAGCCAATCCTTAGTGGCATCTTTGGTAGCTTTACTCCTACCAGAAAAGATTACAATCTGAAAGCCTTTGTCATGGAGTGCCTGTGCAGTTGCAATAACAGGTACATTAGGCTGGTCCATACTGATGTTAGCAGGATCAAAAAATTTATCCCAATCCATTTTTCCATTGTCCTTAGTAGAAAAACTTCTCCGAGTATCAATATCAGCAAGAGTTCCGTCAAGGTCAAAAATTACAATGTCTTTATCCATAATAGAATTTGTTTATAGTTTAAATATAATACAAATAATTGGGATCTGAAAACTTTTTATGAATTTTTTTCTTGTTCGGATCTAAGCTTCTGTTTGTAAATAGCCTTAAGCTTTTGTTTTCTTTTAACGGATGAAGGCTTTTCATATTCCTTCCTATCTCTAATTGACTGTACCTGTTTAATTCTCTTAGTCTTACGCTTATACCGTTTGAGCATTGTATCAATAGAGTCTTTTTCGTTTCTTTTAATTATTATCATACTTTATATATTATACTTTAAGTCATTTGTGTAATATAGTTTTTTCAATCCTTCATTAAAAATTAAAACATTCCAACTCACGCTGCTTGAAGCACTTAAAAATATAGGACATTTACTTCCTATTAAAATATCAACATATGTATCAAACCAGTATTTAGGATTAAGTATAAGAGTACACTGTTCCTTATAAAAACCATCTTCATCATCAATAGTACCTAACAGGCAATTATCATAATTAACAACCGGAATATCAAAATAAGATTTAAATTCTTCTACTAAATTTTCATTTTCACCCATTGCAAATATTTTGTTAATGTTAGGGTTTTCTTTTAATATATGTTTTGCGCAATTAACATAATCATCCATTGTATTTGCTCTATCGCGAATTCCAGTATACTTACTATTCTTGGTCATATCACTAAGACGAATATGCACAGCTAAAGTATTTTCATCAATGCTTAGTTTAATGATCTGATCTTTTACTTCCTTTACTAATTTTTTTGACCAAGGAAAATATTTCTTTTGTGTATTTCTTAGATTAGAATACATCTCATACTTAGTTATATCCATTCCAGTATACATAGGTAAATTATCAAAACCACCTAAACCAATATCAGCTATTGTAGTAATATCTTCGGATGACTGGTCTAAAAAAGAACTCCACCAATTATCTAAGCTTTCCCATTCGGAATCAGAAATCTGAGGCATGTTAAGATTATTGAAATTAGTACGAGAAATATCCCTTACACCATCGTTCTTAACAAGATAAAAAGAATCATATTTATTGAACTTATCTCTATTAGAAAGAATGTTATAAAGTACTAATATAAACTGTGTACTTAATCCTACTATATGAGTTTGATTTAATCCTAGCTTCATTTTAATTTATTAATTTAATTTGTCGGGATGGCAGGATTCGAACCTGCGATCTCCTGGTCCCAAACCAGGCGCCGTAACCAGACTAGGCCACATCCCGTATGTTGTCCCTGCAGGGCTCGAACCTACACTCTTCTGAACCAAAATCAGACGTGTTGCCAATTACACCAAGGGACAAGGTACTGTTCACGGTTTGTTATTTATTGAATTTAACTAGGAGGTTTCCTATAGTAGCATCAACCTTCTCTAGTCTTATATTGATTTTGTTTTCAAATTTATCAAGTCGTGAATCCATCATACTTACAATTTCACTGGCTTCTCCTTGGAAGTCGCGTTCTAATTGATCCATTCTATCATGCAACTCATCGTGCATTTTTCCTAGTTCATCATTTACATCATCTGCTATTTCATTGATGTGATCCGTGAGATCTCTCTCAACCAAGCTTAAAGCTGAAACTTTGTTCCAAACCTTAACAACACCCACAACCCCAATGATGACTAGGACCGTAAGTATACCTAAAGTAAAATAAAGTGTTTCCATATTTCTTTTGTTTTGTTTTAATTTTATGATGTGAACAGCACCATTTATTATTATATGTAATTTCTTAGTATTGTTTACAGACTAAAAAAGACCGGATAAACCGGTCTTAACCTAAGAGAATAGAATCTCAAAGGATTAGGAATTTTTCACAACTGAACCAGAAGGTACCTCAGTATTAGCAGGAATAGTAACACCCTCGTACACGGTTACATTATCTCCAATAGTTACACCATCCTCAATGGTACAATTAATATCAATGACCGAATTAGCTCCAATGTAAACTTGGTCACCAATTCTAGTTCCTGGTCTAACCAAAGAGCAGCATCCTACAACTAACCCTTTACCAACCACTGAGCCATCTAAAGTTTTACACCCATCAAAGAGTGTATGAAATAATGAACCATTAAGTACCGTGTTAGCTACAGTAAGTCGGTCATTACCATCCTCTAACGCAATAACCCAAGGCATATCAGCAGGTGCCTGATCATAATCTGTAGAATCATATTGAGCATAATCTCCCTTAGGAAGAAGCTGTGTAATTTTCTTGGCCCATTCGCCAGTACCATAAATGTTTATCATATCTTTAATTGATTTGATTTATATATTTACTTGGAGCGGAAGACGGGGTTCGAACCCGCGACCTATAGCTTGGAAGGCTATCGCTCTACCAACTGAGCTACTTCCGCAAATGCAGGATATCGCTTAACCTGCGGTGAGTGTACCTTTCACCTTGTTCCCTTGCGGTACTACGATTTTTTAGTGTGAACCAGACAGGATTCGAACCTGTGACCGTCTGCTTAGAAGGCAGATGCTCTATCCAACTGAGCTACTGGTCCATGATAGAGGAAAGGGCTTCGGGTCTTTCGGGGTTCCTGGTTTGTTGGCTTTACTATGAACCCTTTTTCAATGGTACCAACCTAACAGCTTCACTACCCTTTCCAAGTTATTTAATCCAATGTACCTTCACACCATTCTTCATAGAAGGCGTCATGGATTGGATTATCATCTTCAAGACTTTCCCAACCGTCGTCGGTAAGAACATAGAAGTCTGTTCCTTTAGGTGTTTCAGCTACTCGGAATGTTAGCTCTTCACCATCATCAGTACGAATATCATACTCTTTAGTGGTTGCCCACCAAACTTCTTTTGATTCTAAAACTTCAATATTCATTGGCATTTCGTATTCATGAGTTTCTTTAACCTCAATAGTCATTATTAGATAGGCTTAATATCTTCAGCACTGGCCTGGAAGTCATAATAACGTTCTCCGCAGATTGCATCTTTATAGTTTTTCCAGTTACCAGGACGAAGCCAGTATTTATTGTTATGGCTGCTATATGAAAGGATAACTCCTTCTTTCCAAGTATCCCTGAATACAGGAAGTACTTCTCCGTTACGGTCAGTCTTACCTTCAGGATGTGGAACGATTGCCATTTTCTTAAGGTACATTACCTTCTCTCCAGATTTAAATTGTGTTTCTGTCATAATAGTTATTTAAAAGATTGGTACCGCTGGCCGGATTCGAACCGGCACTCACCGTTCGGCGAAAGGGATTTTAAGTCCCTCGTGTCTACCAATTTCACCACAGCGGCATTCATTATTATTTACTGCTTTTGGTTTGTACACCTGAGTTAAACATTAGGCTTGCCAAAAGGTTAATACCTAAAGCCTGTAAAAAGGTGATTTCATTGATAGGATTTACTGCAGGTACTAAACATGAGTTCCACAGTAATTGAACAGGCCACGCCATAATGAGGGCCAATAAGACTGCACCTATTAGTAGAAGAAATGCAGTTCCAAGGGGAGCGAATACTTTATCCATTTTTTAATTTGTTTGTTACAGTATAATTATAACAGGTAGAATAGTTTTCTGAAAGAGTTTTAGTCGTCATCTTTAAAAAACATTCCCCAAATGAAAACTAATACAAAGAAAGGCCATAGGAAAATCCACATAATCCTTTCTCCTACTGAAGGAGGTTCCATTTCCATCCGTGAATAAATGTTCTCAAAAGAAAAGGCACAGGCTATTCCAACTAGGAAATATAGCATGGCTATTTGGATGAGGTTCATACTTGAGCTAATTCTTTAATTTGTGCATCACTAAGGCTACCAATCTTCTTACCTTTAACCTCGCCATTTTCCATATAGACCGTAGTAGGAATAGATCTGATTCCATACTTTTGAGCCAATTCAGTTTCTTGGTCTACATTTACAAAGACTACCTCTACTTCGGATTGTTCTTCTGCGAATTTTTCCATTCTAGGTTTCATCATTTTACATGGTCCGCACCATGATGCCCAAAAGTCAACTAATACCCGTGGGCCATTTAAATCTTCTTGTGTCATTTTATCTTAATTAGGATTTTCTGTATTTCTTAGCTTAAACCAATTTGTGATGCCTAAAGTAAGGGCTGTTAAAACTAAAGTGGATCCTATGTAAATAAGACCAGTCCATGCACCTAAAACATCGCCATGGTTTAAAACCTGTATTGTAACTAACCCGATAGTAGTGAACCATACAAAAGGCCAAACAAACAAAGGTACACGGTTAACTTTGTTTTCAATCTTTAAAACCTTTTCATCATGTACTACTCTACTTAAAGCATCTTGCAAATCTTTACCATAAGCAGGTATCTTTTCAATTGTACCGTCAGCGTTCTTAACGGT